GGAACCGGGATGCGGCCGTCGACCTCCTCACGGCGGCAATCGCCAAGATCAAGGCGGGTAAGTAAAGCCTAGGTCTAGCCGCTAGACAAAGCCCGGTTGCCCCTCGTGGGCAGCCGGGTTTTTTTTTGTCGCCATTTTTTTGCGCCGGTCGCTATCACAGCCACTATCCCGATTCGACCGACCGTGTTCGACCGCGACCCTTCCTTGGTGTTAGACCGTCCGGTCAGTTAGTCCGGGTCATCTCTAGTCGCTAGACACGAATCACTATCCCGTTCACTATCCCGGCGGTCACGCTCTTCGACCATGTCGAGGTCTCCCCTTTGGTTTGACTTTGGTATATACCTAGGTCTACCCTTATAGTCCTTATATTAGATCCTAATACAGGTATAAGAGAGAAGACTAGTAGAAGTATTACCTAGGTATGGACTATAGTATGTCCAATGAGTAGATCAAAAAGGTATTGACAATAGGGAATTCCATGGTAATCTTCTGTTGTGGCTGAGAGATCCGTCCTTTCCTCGTTGGATCGGATTCGATCTGTCTAGCCACTAGACGAAAGGAACGACATGACTGGCAACTGTGAAATGATTCGTGAAGCCGCTTGGAGCCTGATGAACGAGGGCTACCCGATTGAGGGCAAGCAGTTGGAGAACTGGCTCGACGGTCTCAGCAGGGAGTCGGCTAAGTACCTCAACCATACGCCCACTCGGGCTGTGGAGCGGTTCGTTGAGGACGTTCGCCGGGTCACCTATGGGCCTTCCCAGTTGGAGGTCCGCAACCGGATCGACTCGCTCATTGAGGATCTCGTCCCGACCGTGGATCCGAAGCCGGGCTCGGGCATCGAACTCGACCTTGAGGCTGTTCGTCTGCTCCGTGAGTTTCACATCAACTCGGCATACATCTCGTATGTCCTCGCCAAGTACCAAGATGCGACTTACAACAGGTCGAGGGCTGCCGAGGAGACCATCAAGAGTGTCAATGCCTTGTCCCGTTGGATCAACGAGAACATCATCTGCCGTCAGTCCTGAACCAGTCTAGTCACTAGACAGAAAGAGAGAATGCCATGAACAAGAACGACCTGTCCACGCAGCCCCACCTCCTCGCCCATGAGAAGAACGGGTTCTCCATTCAGTTCGCCAACGGGATCCATGTCTCGGTGATCTGGCATGAGTTCTCGTACTCCGAGTACGGCAACCGTGTCAAGAAGGGCGAGATGAACTTCGATGACTACCACAGGCGTTGCTCCAAGACGGCTGAGGTTCTCGTCACCCACAAGGACGGTCGCCCGATCCGCATGACTCGCTTGGGAGCCATCGGCAACGACGATGTCATCGGCCATATTTCGCCGGATGACCTCGCCAATCTGCTTGTCTCGGTCGCTTCGGCAAACCCCGACCTCGACATCAAGACCGTCCACATCCTCTGAAAGGGAGATACGCCATGAGCAACTTCATCAACCAGCCCTGCGTCCAGATCCACGAACCTTCCGGTACCCCGTTCGTGTGGGTCACCGTGGAATCCCTCGACTCCGACCCGGTCACCCTGAGGATCGCCCTCATTGACGAGCCCGGAGAGGACTTCAAGTGGGACGAGGACTTCGCCCTGTATGTCGGGAACGATGTCAAGACCGAGGCCCAGTTGGCTGATCTGGTGTTCGACTGCTACGACGATCTCCGCATGGTGGATGTCGGGGTCGAGACCCACATCAGGGATTGACAATTCGGATTCCTCGACTAGGCTACTGATTCGTGGGGGCAATGCGACTGCCCTCTTCTCCGATCCGGTCTAGCGACTAGACCAAACTCGAAAGGACACGACCGTGACTACTCCCCTGACTGTTCTCAACAACACCGCCATTGCTCCCCGTTGGAAGGACATCCGTGATGCAGCGTGGACTGCTTGGAAGGCGTACCGTGACGGTGATGTCGCCTACGACAGGCCGCACCGCCGCCTCCTCACGCCGCCCGGTGCCAATGCCAAGTTGGCCAAGGGTCTCGTTCCCATCTACGGGCTGACGCTTGCCCCTGCGGGTGCCTCGGGCTACCAACTCTGCCCGTGGCGCAGCCCTGAGTGCGAGGCGGCTTGCCTTGGCATCACCTCCGGTCGATCCCGGTTCTCCAATGTTCAGGAGGCCCGGATCCGCAAGACCCGCATCCTCATGGAGACCCCGGCTGCGTTCTTCCGGCAACTCTATGACGAACTTGCTGCTGCTCGGCGCAAGCACGGCAACAACGGGCTCAAGTTCGCCTTCCGCTCCAATGTCCTCTCGGATATCCCGTGGGAGTATGTTGCCCCGCAGATCTACTGGTTCTCGACGCACAACTACGACTACACCAAGTCGTTCGACCGTGCCGTGCGTTCGCTCAACCCAGACTGGGAGGGTGCCGACCTGACCCTGTCGTTCTCGGGTCACAACTGGTACGAGTGCGAGACCTTCATGCAGATGGGCGGCAACGCAGCCGTTGTGTTCGCTGAGCCCAAGGATCACCCGCTGCCCGAGTCGTACCGTGGCTTCCATGTCATCGACGGCGACCAGTCGGACCTCCGCATCATGGACACTCCCGGCTGCATCGTCGGCCTCCGTGCCAAGGGCAAGATCAACTTGGCTTCCCCGTTCGTCGTTCGTGTTTGACTCTAGTCACTAGACAGAAAGGAATCACATGGCACTTCATTGGAATGTCAAGAACTGCGATCAGTCTGCGTGTTGGGACAAGGACGAGAACATGACTCCCACCTGTGAGTCCATGATCTGGGCGACGATGATCCTCGGCATTCCCGAGATCACCGAGGCCACGATCAAGGAGTTCATGTACCGCATGGAGTTCGACCGCCGACTGCTGAACACCTTTCCCACCTCGGACGATCAGCCCGTCAGCATGGAACTGGTCAGGCCGTTCATCGGGCTCAAGACCAACGCCACCAAGTACACCCGAGCCAAGTGGCTCAAGAGTCTGTGCCTGTCTTTCGAGTCCCGTTTCACAAGGGAGAACGCATGAACCGTGAGATCAAGAAGCGTTGGGTTGCCGCACTCCGTAGTGGCAAGTACCGTCAGTCCCGTGGCCATCTCCGAGAGGACGATTGCTACTGTGCCCTCGGTGTCCTGTGCGACCTGTTCGTGCAGGAGCATGAGCATGAGGGAGTGTCGTGGGACAAGACCTTGGGCTTGTACTACTTCGTGCGGTACGAGAAGGATCAGGCAACCTACTACTACGAGTTCCTCCCCCCCGTTGTGATGAAGTGGGCGGGAGTCCGCCATGAGAACCCCGAGTTCTTCGTGGAGGAGTCCGAGGATTACTTCACCGTGTCCGACCTCAACGACGATCAGCAACTGTCGTTCGCAACCATCGCAACCATCATCGAAGAAAGCCCCGACAATGACGCAGACGAATAAGTTCGACCTCCACTTCGTGTTCGACCAAGACTCGGCGTTCTACACGCTGCTGTACGACTGCACCTCCGTGTTCATCGGCAACGATGACGAGGGTCTGGTGGACACCAAGGCCGTACTGATCCGTGCGACCAAGTTGACCGCCAAGACCGAGCGCGTGTGGAACTACGGGGACAACCGTCCCAAGTGGCTGCTCGACTTCATGGACAACTCCATTGACGAGATCAACACCCGCATCAAGGATGCTCTCGACAAGAAGGTTCAGAACTACGCCGGGATCTATTGACAAATCAGGATCCTCGTATAGGATTCACTCAGTCAGGGGATCGTCCCCTGTCTTCACACGACTGGTCTAGTCACTAGACCGAAACGAAAGGAATGGAATGCTTCTCAACGTCACTCTGTCTGCGGAGTCCATCAGCGAACTCAAGGCTGTTCTGACTCCCCCGTCCGCGCCGCTGTTCGACCCCAAGTCGCCGTTCGGAGTCGATGCCGCCTGTATTGCCGAGGAGGTCATGGAGAACCACGGCCCCGCACTCGTTGACGGCATCGTGGATCAATGCGGTGATGATCTGGCCGCGAAGATCGGGGATCAGATCGGTGCCTCGGAGATCGCCTCCTACATCGACATGGGAGACCTCGCCCGTGAGATGGCCAACGAGATCGACCACGACGAGGTGGCTCGGCTTGCCTCGAAGGAGGTTGACCTCTCGGACCTCGCCCGTGAGATGGCTGACGAGATCGACATGGACGATGTGGTCGGTCGAATCGACATGGATGACCTCGCCGCCCGTGCGGCGGACAACCTCAGCACCTCGGACCTCGTCCACCACCTCAACCACAAGCAGATCGCCCTGCAACTGGTGACCCAGTTCGTCAACAACAAGGAGTTCCGCGACTGCTTCGTGGACTCCATCGTTGAGCGACTGTCGGGCATCAAGGTCTGAACCTTTCGATCCCACGGTGGGGCGCGCATACCGTGGCTTGCCCAATCACGCGCTTTCCCCTATTGACAAAATCGTTGTTGGTGGTAATATGCACACATGGAATCATCACGCTTCCTGATCACCGACTCCATCGCCAAGGTTGCCGAGTATGTCAGCAATGGCGACAAGGAGTCAGCCTTCAACTTCGCCTCGCTCGTTGTGTGGCGGGTTGGCCAGTACGAGTCGTGGATGACGGACAACGAGTCCGCATTCATCGACAAGTGTCTCAAGTTCAAGCCGCGTCGGCGGCCCAATGTCTAGCAACTAGAAAGGTTCAAGCCATGACTACGCTTCGCACTCCCCGCAAGACCTACCGTGACCTCAAGGACATCGCGTCCATCCCCGTGCCCGAGCCCACCGAGACCTATTGCCCGGTCTCTCAGGAGGAACTGTGGGAACGGGTCCGACAGGCATTCACTTTCCACGGGTACAAGACGAGCAACGACCTCCATCAGGTTCACCGCAAGCGTCCCCTGTTCGTCAGCAGCATGAATGTCGCGCATGTCAATCTCCCCGAGCAGGGCGGCAGCATGACATGGACGGTTGCCGTGATGAACTCCTACGACAAGACCTGTTCCGCCCGGATCATCTTCGGCGGCGAGGTGCGCGTGTGCAGCAACGGACTGATCGTCGCTGATCACATCCTGCGTACCAAGCACACGACCCATGTCTGGGATCGTCTGCCCGTCCTTATCTCCAAGGCGGTCGATTCCTTCTACGACGAGGTCAACGGGTACCACGATCAGCAGGAGCGGCTCAAGGAGGTCACCGTGGGCACCAACGACCTGTCCGCGTTCACCATCCGGCTGGCTCAGCGTGGCATCCTGCCCAAGTCGCAGATGCTTGACTTCTACGAGGAGTCGGTCGCCCCGCAGTTCGACTACCAGACCAAGTCGATGTGCCTGTGGAACTTTCAGGCTGCGTACACGCATCTCGCCAAGACCATGAACCCCGTCGAGCGACCCGGTCGCGTCATGGCCTTTGACGAAATGCTGCGAAAGGACTTCGACTACGCATTGACCTGATAAGATTGGGGTCGCCGCTAGTCACGGCGTTCTCCTTTCCTTTCGAGCCCTCCGTACCCGTAATTGGGTATGGAGGGTTTTTATTTGTGGTATGCTTCGTCTAGCGACTAGACCATGAGACAAAGCAAACTCGACAAGGAAATGGTTGAACTCGGCAAGCAGAGGTATTCCGCGAGGAAGGCCAAGGCGACCGAGATCAGCGCGGAGAGCAACACCATCCCCGGTCGGATGCTCCTCAACAGGGCGACCACCGAGTTGGCCAACGAGATCGAATCGTGGCTTGCCAAGGCTTCGACCGGGCCGGGGCGTAGGCATCGCTGCGTTCCCTTCCTTCAGCAGATCAGTCCGCAGAAGGCCGCAGTCATCGCCTCCAAGGTGGTCATCGACGCGCTCTCCGCTGAGCGGATGCTGACCGGGACTTGCATCGCCGTTGGCCGTGCCATTGAGGACGAGGTCCTTCTCTCCGAGTTGGCCGACGAACACCCCGACTTCCTGCGGAAGGTGCAGAAGCAGACCTACAAGAAGGTGGGTCAGAAGTTCAAGCGAAGGTTCGCCCGTGAGGCAGCCAAGGCAGTCGATCTCGTCACCAAGCGTTGGGCCAAGGCCGATGCGCTGGCGGTGGGTCTGCTGCTGATTGAGATGCTGGCATCGCGCACCAACGTGGTCGAGATCATCACCAAGTTGAATGCCCGTGGCCGCCGCTACTGCATCATTCAGGCATCGAAGGACATCCGCAACTGGATCAAGTCGTGCCATGAGTACCACGAATCGCTTGAGCCGATGTTCCTGCCGATGATTGAGAAGCCGCTTGAGTGGAACAACCCGTGGGTGGGCGGCTATGCATCGCTTGAGTGGAAGCCGAGGCCGCTGGTCAAGAGCCGCTCCAAGGCGTATCAGGAGTCACTATCAACTTCACTATCCCGATCCGTCTACGATGCCGTCAACTTCGTGCAGAACACGCCGTGGGTAGTTGACGGAGCAACGGCGCAACTCGTCCGCGAATGCTGGGCAGAGGGTCTCGCCTTGGACGGACTTCCCCCGTCACGCGACGAGGAACTGCCGACCAAGCCCGTCAACATCGACACCGACCAAGAGGCTCGACGGCAATGGCGCAAGGCTGCTGCCAAGATCCACTTCCTCAACGAGTCATACGAGTCGCAGCGACTGCTCACGCTGAAGTCGTTGTTCGTGGCCGACAAGATGTCGGAACACAAGCGCATCTGGTTCCCGCACCAGTTGGACTTCCGTGGCCGTGGCTACCCGCTGCCGCTGTTTCTCCACCCGCAGGGCGTGTCATATGCCAAGGCCATGCTGCGCTTCGCTGACGGTGCGCCGCTGAAGACCGATGCCCAGCAGTTCCCCCTGTACATTCAGGTGGCGAACAAGTACGGCATCGACAAGTTGACCCTGAAGCAGCGCGTCTTGTGGGTCGAGTCGAACCGCAAGTTGATCGAAGAGATCGGCAGGGGCGACCTCGGAGGCAAGTTGTGGCGCGAGGCCGATGAGCCGTTCGCCTTCGTCGCAGCCTGTCGTGAGATCACGGGCATGTGGAGGCAGGGCTCCGGCTTCGTGAGTAGCCTCCCCATCGCCATGGACGCGACCACGCAGGGGCTCCAGATCTACTCCATGCTGCTGCGTGACCCGGTTGCCGCACTTGCCACCAATGTGCTGCCCTCCGAGCATCCCTCGGATCCCTACAAGTTCGTGGCAGACAAGGTCATCGTCCGTCTTCGTGCCTCCTCCGATCCGATGGCGGTTGAACTGCTGAAGTTCGGGATCGACCGCAGCACGACCAAGCGGCAGACCATGACCCTGCCCTACGGGCTGACCCTGCACTCCTGCATCGGGTACACCCGCGAATGGCTGGAGGACAAGATTCGCAAGCACGGGCACAATCCCTTCGGGCTGGAGATGTACAAGCCCGTGGCGTTCCTCGGCAAGATCATCTGGGAGTCCATCGGTGATGTCGTTGGCTCTGCCCAGCGTGGCATGGACTTCATTCGTGCGTGTATGGCCGTGCTGATCGAAAACGATGTGACCCCGCATTGGATGACTCCCATCGGGTTCCCCGTGCGTATGCGCTACGAGAACTACGATGTCATCACCGTGTCAACCCGGATCGGAGCCAAGGCGAAGGTGCTGTCGCTGCGGCAGGAGAACGGAGTGCAGTCCAAGCGCAAGGCCCTCAACGGAGGCCCCGCCAACTACATCCACTCCCTTGACGGATTCGGTGGTCTCCTCGGGCACACCATCAACCTCTGTGCCGCCAACGGTGTCAACCACCTCGGATCCGTCCACGACCAGATCCTGTGCCTCGCAGCCGACTACATGAAGGTCTCTTCGTGCGTCCGTGAAGCCACTATTGACATTTTTTCCAGAGATTTGCTCAATGAATTCCGTCAGGGGGTATTGACAATGCTGCCTTCGTCGGCTAATCTGCCTGAAGTTCCAGAGTACGGATCTCTGGACGTTTCAAAGGTACGCGACTCAGACTACTACTTCAACTAGTCTAGTCGCTAGACAGGAGAACTCACATGAGTGCTACTAGCAAGAAGAAGTTCGTTCGCATCACCACCCCGGCTGGCACCGCGATCTACCCGCGTCTGACCACCCCGGACACGAAGTTCGACAAGGACGGCGTGTACAGCGTGGACCTCGAACTCGACACCTCCAACAAGGAGGCCGCCGCGTTCATCGCCACGCTCAAGAAGGCCGCCGACGAGGCGTACAAGTCCACTTGCGAGAGCAAGGGCGGCAAGAAGTTGAAGAGGGCCGATCTCCCCATCAAGGACGGTGAGGGCGACATGGTCCGCATCAAGTTCAAGTTGAAGGCCAAGGCCGGAAACGAGGAGAAGTCTTGGGCACAGAAGCCCACGCTCTTCGACGCTTCGGGCATGGCGATCCAGACCCCGCCGAATGTGGGCTCCGGTTCGCGCATCAAGGTGGCCTTTGAGGTCGTGCCCTTCTTCACCGCCATGGTCGGCGCAGGAGTCTCTCTCCGCATGAAGGCGGTGCAGATCCTCGACCTGAAGGAGTACACCCCCGGCGACAACTTCGATGCCTACGGCTTCAAGGCCGACCCCAACGGGTTCAAGGCTTCCGCGACTGCGACCGAGGCGACCACGGATACCGACGAGGACAACGACTTCTGATGAAGATCGTCCTGTGGGTTGATCCGACTCCGGCAAGCCGCCCCCGAGTTTCTCGGCGGGGGTTTGCCTACTACGGAAAGACCTACGAGCGGTTCCGCCGAGAGGCAAAGGCAGCCCTTGCGGCCCTAAAGAAGCCCAAGGGCTGCCCCCTCTCGGGGCCCCTGTATGTAAAGATCGCTTTCTTTTGTCGGTCGCCTAAGAAACCATCGAATCTTTGGCCAGTAGGCGACATTGACAATCACATCAAGTCGATCCTCGACTCGCTCAACGGATGGGCGTGGGAGGACGATGTCCAGATCATGTGCATCGAAGCCACGAAGCAGTACGGCAGAGAGCCACGAATCGAAATCGAATGGGAAGAACGCAATGACCAGCCACAACGAATCGGAGTTCGTACAGCATGAGCCGTGCCCGGGATGCGGGAGCAAGGACAACCTCGCCCGGTACACGGATGGACACGCATACTGCTTCGGATGCAAGCACTACGAGCCAGCCACCAACGCAGTCGAGAAAGCCGACCTTCCCAGAAGGACGGACCTGATCCCGGTCGAGTTCGCTGCCCTGAAGAAGCGGGGCATCAGCGAGGAGACCTGTCGGTTCTTCAGGTACGGCATCGGGCAGTTCAACAACCAGACGGTTCAGGTTGCCCAGTACATCAAGGACGGGGAGGTCGTGGCGCAGAAACTGCGCTTCCCCTCCAAGGACTTCATCAGCATCGGGGATGCCAAGTCCCTGCCGCTGTACGGAATGCACCTGTGGCGTGACGGAGGCCGCATGGTCACGGTTACCGAGGGGGAAGTGGATGCCCTCACCGTGAGCCAACTCTTCGGCAACAAGTGGCCTGTTGTCTCCGTCCCCACGGGTGCGTCCGGTGCCGTCAAGTCGTTCCAGAACAACCTTGAGTGGCTGGAGAAGTTCGACTCGGTCGTGATCATGTTCGATGACGATGAGCCGGGACGCAAGGCAGCCAAGGAGTGCGCCATGCTGCTGACCCCCGGCAAGGCCAAGATCGGGACGATCCCGAACTTCAAGGACGCGAACGAAGCCCACATGGCTGGCGAAGGAAAGAAGGTGATCGATGCTGTCTACGGTGCGAAGGCTTACAGGCCGGATGGCGTGGTTCTGGGATCTGATCTCTGGGACACCGTCAACGAGGACGATCCCAACGATTCAACTCCCTACCCTTGGGCGGCCCTTAACGAGAAACTCCTTGGCATCCGTAAGGGCGAACTCGTTGTCCTTACATCAGGCACGGGCATCGGCAAGTCATCGGTCTGCCGCGAGATGGTGTGCCACCTCATCCGATCAGGCAAGAAGGTCGGACTGCTCATGCTTGAGGAGTCGGTCAAGCGGACGGCACGAAACCTCATGGGCATCCACCTCAACACCCCGCCCTACTTTTGGGCAGATCGTGATGTCTCTGACGAGCAGAAGCGAGAGGCGTTCGATGCGACCGTGGCGAAGGTTGTACTTTTCGATCACTTCGGATCAGTTGACCCGGAGAACCTCCTCGCACGAACGCGGTACATGATCAAGTCGTGCGGCTGTGACTACATCTTCCTCGACCACCTGTCCATCGTCGTGTCGGGACTCGGTGACGGGGACGAGAGGCGGCTCATCGACAACGCCATGACCTCCCTGCGCTCACTCGTTGAGGAGACACAGGCAGCCATGTTCGTTGTCTCCCACCTCCGCAGACCGGACGGCGACCGTGGGCATGAGGAAGGCGCGACCACCTCGCTGGCCCAACTCCGAGGCTCACACTCCATCGCCCAGTTGGCTGATGCGGTGATCGGTCTGGAGCGGAACCAGCAGGGCGAGAATCCCAACGAACTGGTGCTGCGCGTACTCAAGAACAGATTCACCGGAGACACGGGTGTTGCCGGGATGCTGCGCTACTTCAAGGAAACCGGACGGCTTGCAGAAGTCGAGATGGAGATGAACGATGAAATCTGACATTGTGACCCGGCTACGCGCTGTCTTTCACAACGACCGCAGCGTGGAATTGATGAACCGCGAGGCTGCTGACGAGATCGAACGCCTCACCGCCGAGCGCGACGAGGCGAGGCGGATGTATTGCGGGCGGGTATCCCGCGATGTTCCGCTTGATGCGTTTGGTATTGCGAAGAATTACGGTTGGGACTGCTTCCCGCAGGAGGACGGCAAGTGAGCAAGAAGAAGCCAAAAACAATTGGTGCTTCCTACCCACTTTCGTTTATGGGGTGCGAAGGAGAAGTGATCGTGGAGATGACTCCGACCGAGGCAGTTTCGATGCTCGAAAAGGCATGGCAGGAAAACAAGCGACTGCGGCAGGAGAACGCAACCATCACCGCCGAGCGCGACGAGGCGAGGCG